GACAGTCTAATATCATCACCAAATTTCATTTTAGTTAATCTAGTTGCTTGACTACGAGCATCCATTTCTGCTTTTGTTGAAGCTCCTACACCTATTTCACCAATAGTTGAAAATCTATCTATTAATTTTGAAATTGTATTAACAGCACTAATTCCTAGATTCAAAACAGTTTTTATTTCAGGGGTAAGTTCTTGGCCAATTTTTCTTGCCAAAGTTTCAATAGAATCAACTAAGGTACTGAATCTTCCAGCTAAAGTATCTGCCTGTGCAGTTGCACCTCCAAAAAAAGCACCGCCCTGATTAGTTAAGTTTATAAATGCTTGGTTTACAAGGTCTGCTCCAATCTTTCCTTTACGCATTGCAGATTCAAATTCTTCTCCCTGTAACCCTGTAATACGTTTTAGTTCAGTTGTAATATCTACTCCTCTTTCTAATAATTGTAAATTCTCTTCCTGTTGTAATTTACCTTTGGCTCTTATCTGTCCGAATGCAGTTGCTATTCCAGATAAATCTGCTCCTGTTGCTCCAGCAATATCTGATAATCTTTTTACACTGTCAGTTAATTCATCTGTAGTAAATCCAAAAGCTTTAAGTCTTTTTGATTGCTCAATTAATTCACTACTGGTAAATGGAGTAACAGCACCAAAATCTTGTAACTCTTGAATAATTAAATTTGTCTTTTCAAGTGATCCCGTTAAAACTTCAAGACTTTTTCTTTGAGTTTCAAGTTCTGCTGTTTTAACAAAAACAAATCTTATAGCAGCAGCAGCAGCTAATGCTTTTAACAGTGGTCCTAAAGATCCAGTTAAAGTCTTAACACCACCGCTTGCTTGTTTTGCTGATCTTCCAGTATCTTTTAGTGATCTATTACTTTTATTTAATCTACCTTTTAATTTATCTGTACTACTGCTTAAAGCTTTCGTAGCGTCATTTGTTCGCTGTAAAGGTCTTATTGCACTCTGTGCATCAACTATTAGTTTTACTGTTGATTGTGCCACAAATACAAATAACCTTTATTATATCTTACCTTGTTTTGTTCTTTTGACGATTTATTTCTTGTTTTTCTCTTTCATTTTTTACTTCATAGTAGGCAACCCAATATATTAATTCTTCCTCTGTAATTGTTTTTCTTAGTTCTTGTAATGTCTTACCCAGTTCTGTTGCGAGAAAAAACTCAAAATTTAACCAGTTATCTCGCTTTATTCGTTTTTTGCTGTATTAATATCAACTTGAATATCCATCATAAATAATTCAAGATCATTTAAAACTGTTTCAGGTAAAAATCTTTTTAGGTTTTCAGCATCAGCAGAGGCAAATGCTCTTGTACCATCTTCGTTTTGTGCAAGTTGACAAAGTAGTCTTGTCGAGACAGCTAATGCTTCATCAGAACCAGCCGCAGCTTGTGCTTGTATTCTGTCATACCTAGTTAAAGGTGGGAAAAATATCTCTTTTAATAATTCTCCGTTTGGTTTTTTTAATTCAAACTTTCTTCTATTATTCATTACATCACTAAAAGCTTCAGTAATGAGGTCTACGGTTCTTTTTGTCGCCATATTAAATTGGGGTTGTTATTTAAAATATACTATATAGCTGAAGTTATAGTACCTGTTGTTGTAAATGTAATAGCAATTTCTTCTATTTCACCAAGAGTTGCTGAATAATCAGCACTATCTATAATTATGCTTGAACTGATTTTTTTAGCTGAAGTTGCAGAATCAGGAAATAATTCTATTAAAGCATCACCAGCATCTCCTGTTGTAAAAACATCATCAATAAATGACTGGTAATCTGAGTTGCCTGAAGGATTATAAAGTAAAGTTGCAGAACCTGTACCAGAAATAAGGCCACCCAAATTACTTTTAAATGTATCACCCATTTTTGTGGTTTCTATTAAGTCTTTTGTTATAGATAAAGACCATGATCTTAAATCACTTACATCTGCCTCAGTACCAGCAGCATTATGGAACATAATTTTTCCAACATCACCTTTTACAGCCATAACAAAAAGAAAGTATTTATTTTATATTAACCTTTTTCTGACTTTTTAACATCTTTTTTTGAATTTTGTTGTGTCTCATAATATTTTCTACATTCGGGATCCCAATAGTTTGCCTCTCTTCTTCCTTTTACTTTTTCTATAACATCAAGCATTTCTTCTGTAATTTCAAGTTTTGGCATAATCAAAGATCCTCATATATTTCAAATGTAATTCTTAGTTGTGTTTGGAATTTTCCTTCAGGACTTGGCGTTAAAATTTCTGGTCCTATAGGAGAATCAAAGATTACATTAGAAACTGTATTTCTATTGTATAAGTCTCTAAGTCTTTTGCCAATTACAAAATTTGCCCCACTGCCTAAACCTTCCTCAGTAAATATATTTAAAATAATTAAACCAACAACACTATTTGTAGAATTTGTTGTACCTCCCATAGTCAGATAACTTCCAGAACCAAAACTTGTTAGGCATTGCACAAATGTATCTTTAGAACTTGCATCAAAAGGCATATTATTTAACACAACAGGTATAGGTGGTGTGTCATCTAATTCTGTAATAAGCCTCTCTTCTATCGTTTGACGAACTGTGTTTAAATCTGTAGCAGCCATAATTATAAATTAAATTTGTTTTGAATGTCTGTAGCAATTTGTTTTGCTATTAATTCTGGATAACCTTTTATTGTATTTTGTCCTGGTCTTGTTCTATATTGACCGCCCCAACTAGGTGGCAGGTTTGTGCCATAAGCAACAGGTTCTGCATATTCTACATTGGTAGAAACTTCTCCAACGAATGGCTTAATATCAGTTTGCCAAGACCTCATTAAATTACCTGTATCTTCAGGTGTGAATCTTTTTACTTGCTCTGTCCATAATAAAGTTGCATCTTTTACTGTTTTTATAATTTCTTTTTTAAATTTGTCATCGACAATACGATCAATCTTAATTTCTCTAGCCATTATGCCCTCAAATAAATTACATAAAGTATATCTATATTATTTTGTTCCTCTTTATCTATTTGAATAATTTTATATTCTATAGAACTAATAATAACTTTATCTTTAGTGGTTGGGGTAAATGTTATCGCACCTGCTGATACCATTACTTTTTTGTCATCTTGAGAAATTAAATCATTAACCTCACGACTTGTAACACCTTCTAAAAAACCTTTGACTGTAGACGATGTTTGGTTTTTAACAACTGATCCAGCTTCAACATCATAAGAACTAAAAGTGGTTCTCTTTATTGTTATATCGCCACCAAACTTCATTAGTGTTTTATTACTAACTTTTTTTAAAGAAGATGCTAAACCCATTAGATTGTATAGGCAATAACAGCACCACTATCAAGTTTTATAGCAGTACAGTCTACTTCTAAAGAAACGTTGTGTTTTAAAGTGATTGAAGTTGTTGTACCTGTAATAACATCTGAAGTTAATGTATTAATAACAGTATCAACTAAGGCTACGATTTTTACAAACCTCCCCGAATGAGTATTTGTGTTAGTGATGATTTTTGCTTTGGAATAATACATTGGTTAGCTCCTTTTGATTGCTACGTTTCCTGGTCCACTTATTCGTAAGCCAGTAAAATAGCGTTCAAATAGTGGTGGTACTCGATCAGCACCGACAGAACCATAAAAGTTTGGCTCTGCTTCTAGGTTACCAAGTTTTACACGTTTGTAATCTTCTAACCCACTTAATCCTAAACCATCTTTATTATTATTCAAATAAACAGCTAATACTGCTTCTGCTTTTTTTACCTGATCTGGTATCTCGGTATCAGTGTAATAATCAGTTGATATACGAAAAGGAAAACCAATAGCATAAGTGTTGATATATGTATCAGGTTTTCTTACGCCTGTTCTCGGCCATTGTAATGATTGTGTATCGTTTACTCTTGCACCTAAAAATCGTTCCCTATCAATTCTTTGAGTAGAGGTAAATAATGCTCGGTTTTTTTGGTCAGTTGTAGCACTAGCCCATGCTGTTACATCATCATCCTCAATCAACCCGTCAATAATATCTTGGGCTTCTTGAAGACTGATATAGCTATTAGCTATGCTGCTCCCGACTGTTGTGTGTATCGTTACTGCCATTAGTTTTTGGCTTGCGTTTACGTTTTTTAGTGGGTTGAACAGAAGCCACCGATTTGGCAGCTTCTTGTTCTCTCATTCGCTTAAAAGCAAACATTCCCATTAACCTGCCTTGAAAATCATAAAGTTCAAGACGATAGCTTCACTAGCTGAAGACCCTGATACGTTACCGGGAGAAATCTTAAAAGATCCATCAGCAATAGTATTAGCTTGGCATAAATAAGTGCCAGCTGTTCCAACAGAACCATGATTCACTAAAACTACGTCACCAGAACTAACTTTTGAGTTAGTAACTGTGAAAGTAACTTCAGCAGCCGCAGCTAATGCAGCATTGTTCATTGTGATCGCACCAGCAACATTATTTAATGTCACACCAGTAGCTTTACTGGTTGCTTGAGTCACAGAACCTGTTTGTGCTGTTACAACTCCTAAAGCAGAGCCTGCAGCAGCTTCAAATAAACTTGGCATAATAAGTTACCTCGATTAATCCATTGTTGAAACGTTAGTTGACCTGACGATTCCTAGATTCTTAGTTTCGTAAACTTTCGACCAGTTGCTTACGGTTTGTAACTCTGCAGGTGTTGGGTTTGTTGTAGTAACAGCCCATTTTGCTCCCACAGGATGATAGCAGTAATGAAGGTCAATAGACATTGCATCAGATTTAGCCAGAATGTCTCTGTCTGTTTCTGTTGTTAGTCCAGCTTGCTCTCCACTAGCTACTGCTCCTTGAGTAAAGAAATATGTTGAATATTCTTTAGAAGCACCAGAACCTGTTGTAGTAACGTCATCTGAAACGATAACTCTTAAACCACAATATGTAGGAACAGTATCATTTCCACCATAAGCACCAGCTATTGAACCACCAGATGCTGTAGCAGATCCACCATTACCATCTGTTGCTAATACATAATCCACCATTTTTCTCTCAACGAGATCATAGTAAATAGCACTATGGACACAAACGGCTGCAAGCTTGTCACCTTGGTCGCCCAATAATGCTTTTGCTTTTGCAACGTGTCTAGGAGATAAACCTGTAGGTGAATCACCAGAACCACCGTCAATAGTTAGTCCAAAAAATGCAGCGTTAGAATCTGTTGAGTTAACAGAACCAAATACTCCATCAAGACAAGAAAGTAAATCTTTTTGTCTTTGGTTTGCAATGTAAG